CCTGATAAACCCACTCGTATATCAAATATTTACTGGGCTACTGATCAGTGGTTATATGATTTGGTATTTCTTTATATGACCGAGGCTAACAAAAGAGCTGGTTGGAATCTAGATATCAGTTGCGCTGAATCAATGCAAGTTACCAAATATGATGTTGGTAGCCACTATGATTATCATATGGATGGCAATGGAACAGGTTATTACAATATGCCAAATAATAAATTTTTTCATAACAAGACTCGAAAATTAAGTATGAGTATAATGTTGAATGATGGTTATGAGGGTGGAGAATTTAAGTTCCAAGATGTGCCTGGGCAAATAAGTGGAGAGGGTGGTCGAGGAGATGTTATAGTTTTTCCATCATGGCAAACTCATAAGGTATTTCCTGTAAAAAAAGGCACACGTTACTCGCTCGTAGTGTGGTTTTTAGGCCCGCCATTAAGATAATAACCCTTGACTTTAACCCACAACTATGGTACACTCTTTAAATGAACTTTTATACAAACGTACTCCAATGGGGTAATCAACTTTTTGTTCGAGCTGTTGTTAACGGTGAACGTCAAAACTTCAAAATAAAATATCGTCCAACACTATATTCTCCTGTGCCTGGAAAGGAAACTGGATACAAGACTCTGGAAGGTGTCTCTGTATTACCTACTGAATTTGATTCAATCAAAGAGGCTAAAGAGTGGGTAGAGAGTCATAAAAATCAACCAGAGTTAGTCTATGGTAATACTCAGTTTTCATATAACTATATTGCAGATACTTACAAAGGTAATATTGATTGGGATTTAGATAAACTCCTAATGGTGACTATTGATATAGAGGTAAAATGCGAGAATGGATTCCCTTCACCTACTGAGGCAGCAGAAGAGATGCTGTCAATCACAGTCAAGAACCATCAGAATAAAAAGATTGTTGTATTTGGCGTTGGCAAATTTGTAACGGATCGTGAAGATGTTACCTATATTGAGTGTGAGAGCGAAGTCCATCTATTCAAGGAGTTTCTTATATTTTGGGAAACACATCAACCAGATATCATTACGGGCTGGAATACAGAGTTCTTTGATATTCCCTATATCTGCAATCGTATCATTCAACTGTTTGGTGAGGATGAATTGAAACGTCTATCTCCTTGGGGAAGTGTCCAAGAGAGAGAAGTGTTTAAGATGGGCCGGAATCATCAGACATATAACATTCAAGGTATTGCTGCACTTGATTACTTTGACCTATATCGTAAGTTTACGTATCAAGCTCAAGAGTCCTATCGACTAGACCATATTGCGTTTGTTGAACTTGGTGAGCGTAAGGATGGTAATCCATATGAAACATTTAGTGAATGGTATCAGAAAGATTTCCAATCGTTTATTGAATACAACATTCAAGACGTTGAGATTGTTGATCAACTAGAAGACAAGATGGGACTTATTGCTCTAGCTCTTACTATGGCTTATGATGGTAAGGTTAACTATATTGATGTTCTTGGTTCTGTTCGTTATTGGGATGTCCTTATATATAATTATCTAAGAGATAAAAACATAGTTATACCGCAAAAGAAAAAAGCTGCTAAAGCAGACCAGTTTGAAGGTGCGTATGTGAAAGACCCACAGGTGGGTATGCACAAATGGGTTATGTCATTCGATTTGAACTCATTGTACCCTCATCTCATAATGCAGTATAACATATCGCCAGAGACATTGCTACCAAGTACAAAGCAAGATGGGTTAGTAGATAAGATTTTAGACGGTAAGGTTAGGAATGATACTGAGCACTGTATGACTCCAAATGGTGCGTTCTTTCGTAAGGATAAAAGAGGTTTCCTTCCTGAGATAATGGAGAGCATGTATAATGATCGTGTCAAATATAAAAAACTTATGCTTCAGGCTCAACAGGAGTATGAAGACACTAAGGAACCTAGTCTTCTCAAAGATATCTCACGTTATAACAACATTCAGATGGCCAAGAAGATTTCCCTTAATAGTGCGTATGGTGCTATTGGGAATAATTGGTTTCGCTATTTCGATCTGTTGGTCGCTACAGCAATTACATCTAGCGGTCAACTATCTATACGATGGATTGAAAGAAGTCTTAACACATATCTCAACAAACTTTTGGAGACAGAAAATGAAGATTATGTCATTGCATCAGATACGGACTCAGTGTACATCACGTTTGACGCTTTGGTTAGCAAGGTCTTTGGTGAATCAACAGAAACTAGCAAAGTGGTCAGTTTCTTGGACAAAGTTGCAACTACTAAGCTGGAACCATTTATTAATAGGTCTTATGAATTGCTTGCTAAAACTGTTGGTGCCTACGAACAAAAAATGATCATGGCACGTGAGATTATCGCCGACAAAGCAATCTGGACAGCAAAAAAGCGGTATATCCTCAACGTCTACGATAGTGAGGGTGTAAGGTACAAAGAACCTAAACTCAAGATCATGGGAATAGAAGCGGTAAAATCAAGTACGCCTGCATCATGTCGAGAGAAGATCAAAGAGGCACTCAAGATCATAATAAACGGTGATGAGAAAATGCTAAATACCTTTATTCAGGAGTTTAGGAAAGAGTTTATGTTGTTATCACCAGAAGAGATTGCCTTTCCTCGTAGCTGTAATGGTATACAGAAATACACTGGAGAGTCTAGTCTATATGCCAAGGGCGCTCCCATAGCAGTTAAAGGAGCAATATTGTACAATCACCTGATTAAGAAGAATAAACTATCTGGTCGCTACCCCTATATTCAAAATGGAGACAAGGTGCGCTTCGTGAACATGAAGCAACCCAACATATATCAGTCCAGCGCATTTTCTTTTATAACTTCTTTTCCAAAGGAACTTGACATTATGGAGAAAATAGACTATGATATACAATTCAGCAGGGCATTCGTTGACCCACTACGGTTTATCACAGAGAAGATGAATTGGTTGATTGACGATAGTTATGGAACACAAGGCAGTTTAGAGGACTTTTTCGGATGAGATATAATAGATACACGCTAGATGACCTAAAGAAATCTTCTGATCGTAAGAGGTTCAGCTACATTTCATTCTTTGCAGGCGGCGGTGGATCATCATGTGGTTATAAACTAGCTGGCGGTGATGCACGATTTGTAAATGAGTTTCAACAGGTCGCAGTCAATACATATCTTGCAAACTGGCCAGGGACTCCTCATATATGCGGTGACATCAAGAATGTCACTGGACAACAAATTATGGATATGACAGGACTCAAGGTTGGAGAACTGGATATACTGGATGGTTCTCCACCATGCCCGCCATTCTCTATGTCTGGCACTAAGAAGAAGGGTTGGAACAAAGAGAAGATGGCATATGGTATGAAACAACAAAATATCGAAGACCTAACATGGGAGATGATACGCATTACAAGAGAGATGCAGCCTAAGGTTGTTATATGCGAGAATGTCAAGGGTTTGACAATGGATTATGCAAAACAGCATCTTGATCGTATGGTTGCTGACTTTGAGAAAGAAGGCTACTCCACAACATATAAAGTACTGAATGGTATACACTATGGCGTACCTCAGAAACGTCAACGTGTATTTATCGTATCAGTGCGTAATGATGTAATGGATGATATTGGTATGCTACCAATGATTTTATATAATGGAAACATATTTCCTGATGGTGCAACGAATGAAGAAGCAACAGTAGAGGATGCAATCGGAGATTTACGACTAGACAATGAGAATAGTGTGGAAGCATACGAACTATGCGAAGGTATGAAGAAGAGTGCAAAATACAAATGGCTAAAGAGATTAGAGAAGAATCCGAATAAGGTAGTATCAGTTGGTGATGACGTTGTGACTCCTTGGTATGACAAGGTAATTGCACATAGAACCAAAATGGGAAAAGAACTGCCTGACAGAAAGAACTCATTTTTCCAATCAAGAAGAGTACCTTGGAATCAAGCATCACATACATTATCAGAGCAGGGACTTATGACATCACTTGCAGTCCATCTTCATCCAGAAGAGGATAGAGGCTTTACAACAAAAGAGTCTGCAAGGATCATGACGCTCCCAGAAGACTATATCAATACAGGTACACTCAATGAAAGACTTGCACGAATCGGTCTGATGGTAGCTCCAATTATGATGTACCAT